CCTATAAGTACCGCACCAAAGACATCGTCCCAGAAGTTATTGAGGATGAGGACGGCGTAGCACGTCTTGTGGACAGTGAGCAGATACGCGAGGAAGAAGGCGTCCTCTACGATGGGCCGGTGATGACGCCCTTGGAGTGGGACGATTTCGTGGTGCCCACCTCCGCGATGAACTGCCAGCCCAACCGCCCCTCCAACCCCGGTGGTGCCGATTGGGTCATCGTCCGGCAATGGGAACCCCTGTCGCTCCTGTTTAAGAAGGCGCAGTCGGCGTATGTAGAGATCGAAGGGGAGGAAGGGGAACGCGACTTCTGGATCAACGCGGCCCCATCGCAAGACCGATCCAATACCGGAGGCACGGGGCAGAACAACCGGCGGGTGCGGCATCAAGATCGGCGCGATGGACTCAACCGATCCGCGCAGTCGCACGATAAAGCCTCGGCGCGTCCCAACCCCGAATTTGAAATACTGACGTACTTTGGTCCCTACCCCGATCCCGATACCGGCAACGACGAGGAAATGGTCGTTTTCATATCGCGGTCCCCCAAGAAAGTCCTTGGGGCTTTTCGGTTGTCGGACCTGTATTTTCGCGGTCACAGACCGTTGCTCGAAATGCATTACCAGACGGTTAGCACCCGCTTTTACTCCATGGGCATCATGGAGATCGTCAAGCACCTGTCGGCGGAGCTCGATACGATCCACAACATGCGGCTGGATGTAGGCTTCGCCACGAATCTGCCTTTCTTCTTCTATAGGGCGAGTGCGGCCTTCGATCCAGACGAGGTCGAACTCAAACCCCTCAAGGGTATTCCCGTGGACAACATCGGGGACGTGCAGTTCGCGGCGATGTCGAACGTCACCAGTTTTTATGCCCAGGAAGAACAGATGCTCTACACCCTCGTAGAGCGAGTGGTGGGCGTCACCGATCTGTTCCTTGGTATATCGCCTACGCGGGGTGCTGCGGCTCGTCATGCCACCGGTTTTGTCGGTACCCAACAAGAGGCACTGGCGCGGACCAGTGAGATCCTCAACCAAGATGCGGAGTCGTTTTCCTTCCTTTGCCGTTTTATCTACGACCTTGAAATGCAATACGGACCAGAAGAGCGCGTCTTCCGTCTGCAGGGGGAGAGTGGACCGCAGACGATGGACTTGAACCGCGATGCCCTATGGATGCAGGGCGAGTACGACTTCCGGCTGGGTGCCAATCAAGGGAGTTATTCGGCACAGGTGCAACAGCAACAGGCACAGGCCATGCTGCAGATGGCGGCGGCATCGCCACTGGTCAATCAAGATCCGGGTAGGCGGTGGGAGATCGAAGCGTACTACCTTCGCTCTATCGGCATACGCGACCCAGAGACCTACATCGGTCCCAAGACGGCGGTGGCGCAGACCAACCCCAAGAGTCAAGACGAAGAGAATGGCGAAATGGCGCAGTTCCTCTATGGCATCAACAAGCCCGCGCCGGTCCATCCCTCCGACAACGATGGCGAACACCTAACGGTATTGATGGAGTTCCTTGCCTCTGCTGAATACAATGCGTTAGGCCGTCCCAACGAAGAGGGTTACATGGCCCACTTCGCCCTACATCAACGGCAGGTACAGCAGAAGCAAATGCAAGCGCAGATGCAACAGCAGATGGCGATGGGGCAAGAGGCGGGCGGACAACCGGGACAGCAGGGACCACCAGGCCAGCAAGGCGGCGGTCCCGCCCCAGGGGGACAAGACCGCATGATGGCGCAGATGATGAATCAGTCCGGTGGCAACATTCCGGGGTTAGGGGCCGACAAGCAACCGCAATCGTCCATACCTAATCCGCCCACCTTCCCCACCAACAACGGGGCTAGTTGATCGATCCCAAACGCAAGCGTGAGTGGCGCGATTTCACTACTCACAATGTGTGGAAAGATATGTTGACGGAGTTGGGCCAGATCGAGGCAAAGGAAATAGGGCAACTGATTGACATCACACGCACGGGCACGATAGAGGAAATCAAACATCAAGCCGGAATCATCGACGGCATACAGCGCACGATCAAGTTTTTAATCCATAAAGCCGAACAGGCGAGAGACCTGTAGGAGGAACACACAATGGCAGACAACAACAGAACCGCAGAGCAACTAATGCAAGCATTGGCCGCTGGCAGGGGCAATAGCTACGGGTATCAATATTCGCAACGGCCCGCCCCCAGTATGGTACGGACCATCAGCAACGCAGACCGAATTCCAGGTCCACTTGGTGGAATGACCACAATGCCCGATTACGCGGGTAGGACAGCTACTGGATTCGGTGGACTTTCCGCCGAAGAAGATCTTTTGTTGAATGAGCAGGGATACATCGATAAAGGCGGGGTGCGCTACATCATAGATCGAAATTCTGGTCAAGTCACGCAGAATCGGATACCTAGTGGTCCCACCACTGGTCAGAATTTTGGTTCAAGAGGACAAACGATGGCACAGGCCGTTGGCGGTCCCGGTGCGGCGAAACCCCAATATGGCGGTATGTTGCCAGAATTAGAAAAACAAATGATGGAAGAGAAATACCGTAGGCAGGGTCGTTAATTGATCGAACCCGGTCTCCTTTAGGAGGGACACAATGCCAAACAGAGCGGCAGAACTTATGCGAATGATGCAAGGGACCATGGGTGCCGGTGGTGCGCCTCAAAATCCGATGGGTAGACTAAGATCGGATATGCCAATCATGGGGCCTTTTAGCCCCACAGACCCAACACCAACACCAATGGACCCACGGGGAATTGAACAAAGTATGCAGAATACGATGGGTGCTGGTGGGGGTCAATTTGATACGAATGCTGAGTTAATCGAAAAATTGATGGCAGCTATGCGGGCAGCTAGTTCTGCACAGATGAATCCGGGTGGCGTGGAAAATATGATGATGAACACTATGGGCGGTAATCGCCCGCAGATGAATCCGGGCAACGTGCAAGATATGATGATGAACACTATGGGCCGTAGAAGTAAGCCAACGCCAGACACCTCTACGCTTGTTTTTGGCAAACCAAATCCGGGTTTAGGATCGTTGGTTTCGGGATATAGTAGAGGTCGATAGTGATCGAACCCGGCTTAGATCCTAAAGTCCAAGATACGGTGGCCCGCAACATGATCAACCACGGGCAATACTTCTTGGTTTCCTTCCATCGGGGGGACGAGCCGGTAGTGGTATATAGAGGGATGGATGAGAAACGATACACCATCGTGCAACACGAACTCAAGTCTGCACGGCAACCTGTAACCTAGGAGGTGCAACGTGCCAGCGGGAAATAAAATGTATGGCTCGAAGACGCCGCGTAAGGCGTCCTCGTCCAACAAAGGCGGCACCAAGGGGACGAAGAAGAAGAACTCTTCTGCGCCCCCGCGCAAGATGTACTAGTTTCAGACACAAGGCCTTCGTTGGTCTTTTGTAATCGGTTTGATCTCCGATGAAACGTTGACCTCGTATCGTACGCCAATACGATGCGGGTAGCAGTACCGTAGAGTAATACAGCAGTAATTTCTCGTCCGGTGTAGAGGACCGGATCGGGGGGCGTGCCTCTACCACACCCCCTCGGTCTAACTACACCGGACGTTTTTCGTTCTGAGGACTACTAATGTCTGAAGTACAGCCGGATGCAAGCTACGCAGGGGACTCATCCGCCTCTGGATCGGACGGATACGGGGACTCGTCCGCCTCTGAATCGGTATCGTCAGGTGACACGTCAGATCACTCCAGCGAACAGGGACCGATTCCGTACGACCGCTTCAAAGAGGTCAACTCTCAGAAAAATGAAGCGCAACAGAATTTGGGTAAGATGCAAGAGGCTTTTCGGCAACGGGAAGCGCAGTGGCAGCAATATGCCCAAGGGTTACAAAACCAACAACAAAATCAACAACAGACCCAACAGCCGGACCCCAACGCGGGTCAACCGGACTCGGAGGAGCTCTACATCAAACAGATGTTGGGTGACGATGAGACCGGTGGCAAGGTATACGAAATGCTGGACCGACATTTCAACCATAAGATCGGGAAGAATGGCGTTGCCAGTAAAGACGAGATCATGTCGGAGGTGAAGGACTACGTGAACAAACAGACGGGCTCTATCCAGAGCACGTTCCACGTATCCAATCAAGTCCAAGACATGGTCGGTAAGGGCATGATCGGCGCGGACGATGCGGAACGGATCACGGGCAAGGTAGCAAGTGCCTTACAGTCCCAACCGCAGTGGGCAGAGAATCCAGCAAATATGGATCTACTCATGAGCAAGATCGTCATGGACGAGATCAAGTCCGGGGCGGTAAAGCCGTATACGGGCCGGAAGTCCGTGGGTAGTAATACCCCCGTGGCACCGGGCCAAAACGGCAACTCCAACCAAGCACGGGAAGTAGAGCAGGGCCAGTTAAAGAATGCGGCAAGTCGCTTTCGGACCCTTCGCGGATTGGTCGAGAAAAACGACATGAAGACTCTCGAACGATTGGGTCGCAACACGGCGGGTGAACAGACCGGCCAAGACCTCAACGCGATGATTAAGGAGCAAGGCTAATGTCACAAACTACTACACCGGCCCCGTCATCGGTGAAGGCGCAAGCCAACGCCGCCAGTGAGGCGAAGGAGAAATCCAAAGCTACCAACGACAGTGCAGATATCGAACGCGCCTTGGATTGGGCGGTTGCCCAATCGGAGGACGGTCATACCTGTCCTATCTGCGGGCATCGTCACATCCTCGAAGGCAAACCGCAAAAGCATAAGTTGCGCGACCACATGAGCAGGGTTCACCTGTTTCGGGTGATTGCGGGGTTTGAGCGTGGTAGCCTGGATGAGACGCCGCAAAAGCTGGAGAAGGTGGATAACATCATCGAGGCAACCGGCACACTGGAAGTCGTTGATGATGGTGATTCGTTTGACATGCTTTACGTCCCGAAATCGATCAAAGACCGTGCGACCCGCGATGGTGGGGGCGTCCGATGGGTGGCCCCGCGCAACGTGGATCGCAACAAAGACCAAGGGTGGGAACTCGTTCAACGGGAAGATGGTGACTCCACTCCGCACCAACAACAGAGCAGTGAGGATGGTAGCGTCCGCACCAATGAAATGGTGCTGATGAAAGCACCCGCACAGTTGAGGGAACGGATGGATGCCATGCAAGCCCGCAAGAACGACAACCAACTCGCGGCTCGTAAGGAAGACTTTGATCGCAAGCTTGAATCACATGCCCGATCCGTCTACGACACGGCAGTACGCCACGGCGCAGACGCGTCACAAGCACGTAACCTTGCAAGAGCCGCCGAACGCGGTCTGGCAACGGGGTCTATCAATATTCGTGAGGGTAATAGATCATAATGGCAAATCAAGATAGGGCATATGGATTCAAGCCCTGGGGTCCACTCCTTGCGGTTAAGCAGTTATACAAGGACGCCGCTGCTGCCGCTTTTGGTATCAATGATGTGGCCTTGCAGACTGGTGACGGCGGAATTGACCCTGCCGGTGCCGTTGGTGCTGGCACCAACACCGTAGGCGTATCCTTGCAATACTCTGCAACGGGCACTGCGGGACGAGTGTTGTGCGCCATCGACCCAAATCAGATTCTACAGGCACAGGACGATGGCGATGGCACTGCTTTAACACAAGCGGAGGTCGGCGCGACTGTCGATAATACCGTAACTACATTGAATACCACCACCAAAATATCCACAATGGAAATCGATATCAGTACGGCGGATGCAAGTGGTGCGGATGACAACTTTTTAATTATCGACTTACTACAATACAACAACCCGGACAACACGGACGGCACTGCCAATGCATTTGGCGATTTTGCGGACTACGTTGTCACTTGGAACGTGCATCGCCATCATGGCGATACAGCGGGCGTATAGGGAGTAACTAACAATGCCAGCAATTAGCGTAACAGGTAATTTTAGTAATCTTACCACTCTGCGCGGCATAGATATGGTTATTCACCATGCCTATGACCAGCGTGAAAAAATAGGACGCGGACTCTTTAACATCCGCGAATCGACGCAATACCAGGAAAACACGCAGACCGTTGGTGGAGTCGGACTCTTGCAGACCAAGCTAGAGGGTGAGTCGATCAACTACTCTTCGATGGTTGAGGGGCATAAGGGCACGTTTACTCATGTAGACTACGCCCTTGGTATGCGGGCCACCCGTGAAATGATGCGGGACGAGCTCTACGGGGTGATGGAGGACATGGCGGTTGAACTCGCCTATTCCGCCAACGCTACGGAAGAGACGATCCTTGCTAATCACTTCAACAACGGGTTCTCGTCTTCATACACCGGCCCGGACGGCATTGAATTGTTTTCCTCGGTCCATGTGCGTGAGGATGGCGGCACGTTTAAAAACGAACCGTCTTCGCAAGCGGACCTTTCCAAGACCTCGCTCGAAACGGGTCTAACGGATTTCCGCAAGAACTTCACGGACGGCGCGGGCAAGAAGTTGGCTATTCGGCCTAAGTATCTTCTGGTCTCGCCGGACAACCAGTTCACTGCGGCACGTCTGCTGGATTCCTCAAACAACCCCACTGTTGCATATAACGGTTCCGGCGATTCGGAATCCGCAATCAACCCGATTAATGGGTTGGGCTTGCAACTAGTTGTTTGGGATTACCTCACCGATACCAACGCGTGGTTCCTCCTCGCTGAGAAGGAAAACCACAAGCTACTTTGCTACACCCGCGAAGAGTTCAATACGGACTATATCTATGACTTTGATACTAAAGACTACAAGATATCTGGTCAGTTTGCTCAGTCTTCCGGTTGGGGCGATGTGCGCGGTATCTACGGGGTATCCGGCAGTAGCTAGTCTATCGATGGTGCGGTGCCTTTCGGGGTGCCGCACCACCGCCATTGTATTACCAGTAACCGAATAAGAGGACATCAGCATGGCGGCACCAACACCAGTTACAAAAAGCGAACAATCCGGCCATAACGGGTATACCATCTGGTTGGGTGAGTGGGGAGGCACGGGCGAATTTACAGATGCTGTAGTGGTCGATTTGAGTGGGTTAACGTCCTATACAAGTGCGTTAAAAATTGTCAAAGGATACATCGTAGCATCTGAGGGTATCAGTGCCAAATTAGAACTTGAGAATGATGATTCAGATGTGCCCATTGCCATGCATCCTTTAGCGGCAACGGGCCGAATTGATTTCGATTTTTCCGACACTCCAGCCGGTGGAGTTTTGCAAGCGACAGGCACAGATATCGATGCTGACCTTGTATTAACTACTCTTTCAGCCGCATCGGGCGATACGGTCTTTATCTACGTGGAATGGAAGGCGTATTGATCCATGGCTAAGACACTTGGTGACGTGGTTAATGCGGCACTCAAGGATATTAAAGAGCCAGAGATCACCGCATTCACCACAACCAATATCCTTGAAAAAGCACTGATCGAAGAGGCGAATAACGCCAAACGAGACATCCTCAGTCGCAAGCGATTCAATTGGGGCCTGTCTCGAACTACGCTTACTACCACTGACGATATCACCACCGGCACGGTTGCGGCCACCAACGGATCTACGACGGTTACGTCGAAGGATGCCGACGGGGACAATGCTAATAACTTTGGTTCAGTGGCGGCGGGTATGTATATCCGTATCGGCACTGACAAGGTCTCCTACAAGGTTAGTTCCGTTGATACCGACAGCAGTCCAGACACCCTCACCATTGAGACCGCCTACGTAGGCACCACCACCACCTCCTCGTCTTATGTGATACTGAAAGACGAGTATGGACTGTCCACTACTGATCTGGACTCCGTGCAGTTTGCGACCTTCAGTGACGGCCAGACGTGGTTTGGTAATAACAAATCTACCGGTCCAAACAACGAGGTCGGCATCGTGGATATGCCGGAACTGTTATCGGCATCGGGTGGTGACCTCCACCGCAATACGTCCGGCAAGCCGATGGTCATGGCGCGGATCATTGCGGACAGTAGCGACAACATTACCTACAAAGTTTGGCCCTATCCCAAGGACCAGTATGTGATCGACCTCTGGTATTCAACCAAGTACACGGAAAATACCACGTTCGCCACCAATTTGTTTGGTGGGGATGCGCCCGATATCGCGTATGATGCTGTTGAATACCGCGTGTGCGCGAGGGCGGCTAAGTGGGATCGCAACTACGTCGAACAACAATACTGGATGCAACAATACCAACTCGGCATCATCAACCTCATACGTGGGCCTACGACCCTTACACCGAACTCCATGAGTGTGGCAACGTATCGCCGCGCCTACGGTATCAACGTGCGGGGTGAGTCGCAGATCTACTTCGACACTAAAGGTGCGGGTCGATAATGGCAGGGTGGCGCGAGGAAGGGTATCAACGGTTTGGTGAAGGCATAGACCGCACCTACGCCGTAGACAACCCCGATTTCCCCGATGGGGCGATGTGGGACGCAACCAACATCGTCTATGACGGTCCGGCGGATAACCCGGAAGCGATGGGTGGGTATCAGCAGTTGGGTGCTACCATTGGCGGGACGCCCATCATCACCGGCCTGTTCGACTATGCAGAGGGAACGCAGTTGGTAGCTGCTGGTGATGACGGCAAGATCTACAAACGCACCACCGGCGATTTCGCCCAGGTGACGGACGGCACCGGTCTTGATACCACCGCAACGACCCGTGTGGCGGGCACGATGTTTTACGGCGATACGACCAATGCCGACATCCTCGTCCTTGCCAACGGTGTGGATGCGGTCAAGAAATACAACGGCACCGCACTCAGTGCTCTTGGCGGCAGTCCACCGTCCGCCAGCCAGTTTCCTACCGCGTTTATGGGCAAACTGTTTCTGGCGAAGGGTGACACGATATACTACTCGGTCACCAGCGACTGCGAAGATTGGACCGGCACGGGCAGTGGCAACATACAGATCTATCGTGGGTATGGTGGTGACATCACCGGCATGTACGCGTTTGCGGGCAACCTGTTCATCTTCAAGCGCACCAAGATCTTTCGCATGGCGATGGCGGCAACGATCAACGAGGTATCCATCGAAATCGTCAGTCCCAACATTGGGACGGTCTCCCACCATTCGATCCAAGAGGCGGGACCGGAGGGTGGGGGATACATCATGTTTATGTCGGACTCCGGCGTTGAGTCGCTCATACCTACAGACCGCGCCGGATCGTTCGTCACCCGCGATGCCAGCCAGCCGATCAGTGATCTGGTGCGTAAGCGCAATATGGCGGTGGCCGACAATACGTTTGCCGTGTATAACAACGAACGCAAAGAGTATTACTCTTGGTCACCGTCCACCGGCAAGACCGTCCCAGCGTGGTGCTATATCGCCAACACCGCACGGCGGCGGAAACCGATACGGTGGACTCGCGCAGATCTAAAGGACATGACGGCGGGCACGATGTACAAACTGTCCGGCGAGTATGTACAGGTCGTTGCAAATAACGCGGGACAGGTTTTCCAGCTACATGTTGGGGACAACCGCTCGAACGCCGGATACCGCAAGTATATCTACACCCGCGCCTACACGCAGGGACGCCCCAATTGGGTTAAGCAGTATGGGTGGGTGTATGTCTCTGCGCTTGCCAAGGGTAGCTACCAGATCACCGTGCGGCCCGTCTTAGGGCGGGTAGGCATGAACCAAGTGAGTCTGGGTACCTCGCAGAGCATCAATAACCCCGGTCAAGAGGGCTGGGGGACAGGCCAATACGGTCAAGCCTATTGGGGTGGTGCTGCCACTACCGGTGTGCGTATACGACCGCAGGCGGCGGCGAGAGGCAACTACGTACGTATGCAGATACTAACCAGTGGTGCCAACGAGTGGTTCAGACTCAACGGCATCCAGATCGCGTCAGAGCTCGGATCAGACGGACCACGGGAGAAATAGATCATGGCAGGATGGGTCTTACCAGCAGCAACACTACTAAGTGCCATTTATGCGGGGAGTCGCGGCGATGGCGGCGGTTCCGAATTCAGCCCGCAACAAGAACGACTCTTCGATACGCAAGCCGACATCGCGGATATGATGAAGGGGCTATACGAGTCGCGCATTGCGAACGAGGAGCAATACTTGGGGGATGCGATGTCTCGCGTCTTCCAATACGCGGATCGAATGCAGAACAGATCACCGGACCTCCTCAATGCACCGGGCATCTTTGAGTTCATGCCCAAGGGCCGTCAACGCGAAGGACAGGCACCGGAGTGGCAACCGTTTGCACCGGAGGCTGGAAAACCCGCGGAAGTGCCACCGCCGGAAAACCCAATTTTACAAGACAAAGGGTTGCGCGACTTGGAAGATCTAAATCCTGTAACGGACGTTGTGCCACGGGTAGACATGAACGCATTAGCCGCATTGCTGCCGCGGATTTTTGCACAGATGGGTGCTGGACCGGAGGGTCTCGAAGAGGCTCTTGGGCTGGACGGCAAGACGGATACGGATTGGTTGGGTTGGATGAATGACATGCCAGAGACGTTGCGCTCTATTGAGCGCACTATGGAAGACACCTTGGGCACGGGTGACAAGCCAGAGTTAAATAACCCATATCGCCAGCAATACGATCCCAAAGAGTTGGAGGAGTTGATGACGAGGGTGATGTCTACTGCTGACTTCACTCCTAAAGGTGAATACAGTGGGCCATTTGAAGATTACATCGATCCAACAACCTTAGAGGTATTAGGCTCAACTACTCCAGATGGAAGTCCTACCCCAGATCTTCCGCCAGGGTTTAATGTAGCAGATCCGAATCTATGGGCTAATTATGGCGGCGTCTCAGACTTCACCGGAATGATGCCCGGAGTGCAAGAGGAACCAGCGTGGCGTACTAGGCGAAGAGAAGAGCGGAACAGAGAAGAAATAGAAGGTGGTGAGTATTGGCCCGTAATAAATGAGGGTCCACGTACTATTCGTACCGTCACTGGTAAGGATGTGCAAACCTTAATTGATAGAAATATAAACTTTGAGTTATTGAATAAAGATGGGTCAAGCCTCACAACTGCTCAGATTGAGGAGTTAATGGCGGGCACATCGACTCAACCGGTCTATATCAAAAACGTGCATACCGGCACCGCTGAAGAGGCGGGCTGGTTTGGTGAGGAAGATTATAGTGGGATCAACTTCTTAACGGATGCAGATATCGCGGGACTATTGGGTCCGATACCCGGAGCGGCTACAAAACACGGACAGGGGCTGGAGGCGAGGATAGAAGAACGAGAAAGGGCTGAAGAAGAGAAAGTGGCGAGTGCAGAGTCGGAAACTACTAAGACCTCTGCAAGTCCCAGAAGAACAAGGAGGTATTAGAATGGCACCGAATCCCTACGAGACCACACAGAATAATTTTTCGGGGACTTCCACCAACCCTGAAAATATCTACGCAAGCACGCAAGGTAACTATGGCGGCACCGGTGGCGGTGGTGGTGGTGGTGGTGGACAAAATATCTACGAAAGCACCCAAGGCAACTTCAGCGGCACCGGCGGTGGTGGTGGTGGTAATGTGTATTCGGGCCCGTCTTTGGAAGATTTCGGTTCGATGATGGACAATAAGTTGAACAACTACATGACGCCCGATCAAGCACAGGCGATGATGGAGTCCACCATGGGCAATTATCAACCGCCAGTGTATTCGGGGCCGTCCTTGGAAGACTTTGGTTCAATGATGGACAATAAGTTGGCCGGGTATATGACGCCCGATCAAGTACAAGCGATGATGAGTGGCACTATGGGAGGAGGAGGTGGATACCAAGGCCCATCGGCTGAAGATTGGATGGCTAAGATGCGCGACCTCGGCTACGTGACAAATGCCGATGTTGAAAACATGATGAATGCCAACATGGGCAACTTCAGCGGAACCCAAAACACTGGTCCGTCCATGGCGGAAATTCAAGATATGATGAATACCACCATGGGCAACTTCAGTGCAAATCTTGATACTGGCCCGTCGATGGCAGACATCGAAAGTTTGATGGAGTCCACCATGGGTAACTACATGACGCCCGATCAAGTAGAGGCGATGATGGAGTCCACGATGGGGGCGTTAGAACCGGGAAGTGTGTCCTCCAATGTGAGTGTCGATTTAGGTGGCGATACTCCCGGCATGACGCAAGCCGAACTAGCACAGTTTCTCGGCCAAGACCCGTCCGCATATTTGAGCGGACTTGGCGATGGTGATACGACCAATATGGATGCGGATGGTGACGGCACCGTTACGCAAACGGAGCTCGATGCCTACGCGGGCAACGTCTACAGCTACAATGCGCCGGATAACCAGTTTGGCGATTCGGTCACTAACCTTAATCAGTCGGTGATCGATATGCTTAACGACCCATTTGGGTCGGATGGAATACCGGCAATAGCCAACTTCATGGACGATCTGTCGATCCGCCAAGATCAAGCCGATGCGGACCTTGAGCAGAGTCTGGTCAATAGGGGCATCACCGATTCGAGTATTGCCGACAACATGCGGATG